CCCCGTTTAACGAAAACAGGTTTAAGAGAAATAGGACAACCAGTGGGATATAAGCATGGCGGCATGGTAAAACGCGCAGGACTAAAATAAATGGCCATATCGGGGTCTGCCAATTTTGATCTTGATGTTGGAGACATCATAGAGGAAGCGTTTGAGCGCTGCGGCCTAGAAGCGCGTACCGGCTACGATGCCGTTACCGCACGTAGGTCGATTAATCTTCTGATGGCAGACTGGGCTAATCGTGGCATTAATTTGTGGACTATTCGGCAATTCTCACAAACATTGGCCCAGCTTTCAAGCACCTCGGCAGTTGAAACATATCCCATTGGAGCAATAACAGCAACGGTAGGGGCGTCAGCTAGTTTATCTGTTGGTGAAACCATAACGGGTTCAAGCAGCAGCACAACAGCGAAAATTATTACAAAGCCCAGTGGCACCACGCTCACACTGACTGTACCCAGTGGTGCCTTTACAGCAGGTGAAACTATAACGGGATCCAGTAGTAGTGCGACTACCACGATATCTGCAGATCCAAGTTTGGACGACGTGCAAAATACCATTGATATTTTGGATATGGTTGTTCGTCGTTCTGGTTCTGATATTGCTATAAATCGCATGAGTCGTGGTGATTACTTAGCTGTCCCAAATAAAGATGATCAAGGAAGAGCCTCGCAGTTTTTTGTAGATCGGTTAATCACACCTACGGTAACAATTTGGCCGGTTCCTGAAAATTCAACAGATACCTTAATTTATTATCGCTTGGTTCGTATAGATGATGCAGACGAATCCGTAAATACAATGGAAGTACCTTTCAGGTTTTTACCAAGTCTTGTTTCTGGGTTAGCTTATTGCATAGCCATGAAACGCGCGCCTGCTCGCATGGCTGATTTGAAAATGGTTTATGAAGAAGATTTCTTTCGAGCTGCAACAGAAGATCGGGACCGCACAAGTCTTCAACTTGTACCTACTGCAAGTTCAATACAGGTTATGTAATGGCTAAATTTGCTTCAAATAAATACGCTTACGGGATTTCTGACCGTTCAGGCCAACGCTATCGTTTAAAAGATATGCGGCTTGAGTGGAACGGTTTCCTTGTAGGTAAGGATGAATGGGAAAAAAAACAGCCACAACTAACACCCGCTCGCGTACACGCTGACCCGCAAGCCTTAAAAGATTCTCGCCCAGATCGTACTGAAACAAAGGTAGAAGTGTTATTAAATCCAGATTCATTTTTAAGTAGTGCGTCGGGCAGCGCAACCATTACTGTTCGTGAAGCTGGTCATGGTAGGTCAACTGGAGATACGGTGCGGTTTCGCGATACATTGGGATTTGATGGATTCACAGCCGCCGTGTTAACTCTGGCGGCAGGATATGCAATTACCCGTGTTGATGACGACAATTATACTTTCTCAGCATCCAGTGGCACATCAACAGTAGGGTCCAGATTTGGGGGTGGTTATCCAACAACTGCTGGACCTGTAACGGTAGAGGCATGATATGGCTTTTACATTTACTACGCTAAAAACAGCGATACAAGATTATACAGAAAATACGGAAACAACTTTTACGAATAATCTGACACGATTCATATTAAATTCTGAAGAGCGGATTTTAAAAGAGTGTCAGTTAGAAGTTTTTCGTAAAAATTCTACAGGCACAACAACAGAAGATATAAAATTTTTAAGTAAGCCCACTGATTTTCTAGCTCCCTTTTCTTTAAGCGTTGTTAATAGTTCAAGCAATGAATTTTTGTTATATAAACAAGTGTCTTTTTTACAGGACTATACTCCAAATCCAACCACAGATGGTATTCCTAAATATTATGCAAGTTGGAACGATGCCTCATTTTTATTAGCCCCTACTCCAAATGCTGCGCTTACTGCGGAACTTCACTATTTTTTCAGGCCAACTTCTATTTCTGCAACAGCGGATGGAACAAGTTATCTTGGTACTAATGCTGAATTGGCTCTTCTCTACGGCGCTTTAGTTGAAGCCTATACCTTTATGAAAGGTGAACCTGATTTACTGCAACTCTATAACCAAAGGTTTGTAGAGTCAATACAGTGGTTGAAGAATCTTGGTGAAGGCGAACAAACACGAGATCAATACAGGTATGATCGTGTGCGAAGAGAAGTTCAATGAAGGAACTTTCCCTTAAAGGATCTTCTATTGCCCTTGTCGGACTTGGGGGATCGCAAATTGCATATACCTTGTCTGTTGCTAATGGGGAGGAATATGATGAGGTATGGGCCATAAATTCTATGTTAGCGCCCATAAAGCATGATCGGGTGTTTATGATGGATCCGCCATCTAGATTTTTAGATACGGAAAATGCTGGAAAACAAACTCCTGCTTTACGTCGCGAATTACCAAAACACAAAGGCCCTATATACACTTGTCAATTAGACGAGCGTGTTCCTGGTGCTGTTCTCTACCCTTTGGAAGAGGTCATTAAAGACACCAATTTGTGCTATTTTAATAATACGGTTCCATATGCGGTTGCTTTTGCGGCTTATCAAGAGATCGGTAAGCTGCATTTATTTGGTATTGATTACTCCTATTCGACAAATGTTCACATGGCTGAATCAGGACGGGCCTGTACAGAATTTTGGTTATCTTTTTGCGTGAGCCGAGGAATGAAAATTGATGTAGCTTACGGTTCGAGTTTATTGGATACAAATGTCCTCCCTGAAGAACGTCTGTATGGGTATCATAGGTTAGACGACCCCTTGGTAATGAACATAGAAAATGAAGAACTTTTAATCACACGACAGTCAGAACTGGTGCTTCCTGAGCCTATGGATACGCCTATTATATTTGGCCGTCATGATAACGTTGTTGAATTACAGGATACGGCATGATGTTGGCTGTCGATGCAGGAATTACGCTAGGCGAGGCTGTGGTGAAAACCTCAGAAAACGGGGGTTTTTCAGCGGATCAAGTTGCTGAGATGGCTGTGGAGAAGATAATCCATGTATCTGATGATACTATTGCCCCCCTACGTGATCAAGCGCATGCTTTCAAGGAGAATATCCAAGCTATTTTGCGCTATTATATGAAGTTCGCAATCGAACAGGACCGGGCTACGGTGTGTACGGAACTTAGGAAAGCAGGCTATGATGAATTAGCCAAACATTTTAGGAGTATTTGATATGGCTATAGCAACGGCTATGGGTACAGCGTTTAAAGGAGAAGTTTTAAAAGCTACGCATAATTTTTCTGCTTCAGGTGGCAATAGTTTCAAACTAGCTTTGTATGCTATTTCAAGCGGCGGAAAATCTAGCTCGACAGCCGCACTAGGGGCAACCACCGTAGTCTTTACAACCTTGGGCGAAGTAGCGTCTAGCGGAACATATGTAACTGGCGGATTGGCCCTTACTAATATAGATCCGACCACGTCTGGAACCACGGGGTTTGCTGATTTTGCCGACAAAAGTTTCACCACGGCTACTATTACTGCACGGGGAGCCATGATCTATAACGATACAAATGGCGATAAAATGGTTTGTTCTCTAGATTTTGGCGGCAATAAAACGAGTACGGCGGGAACATTTACAATTCAGTTTCCAGCAGCAGCGGCATCAACGGCAATTATTAGAATTGCATAGAGGGTAGTAAGTTGACCATACTTGCTGGATTTGGTCGCGGTGAATATGGTGAAGGGCTGTATGGCCAACCTATCCCAGTAATTCCTACCGGAGTAGCGGGAACAGGTGCGGTTGGCTCAGTAACAGTCGTACCGAGTATTGAAGTTGTACCGACAGGAGTTGCAGGTACCGGCGCTATTGGTACAGTAACGGTTATACCGAGTATTGAAGTTGTACCAACGGGTGTATCAGGAACAAGTGCTGTTGGTACAGTAACAGTTACAGCAGGCGCTCTTGCTATACCCACAGGGGTTGCGGGAACAAGTGCCGTTGGAACTGTTACCGTTGTGCCTAGTGTCGAAGTTGTGGTAACAGGTGTATCAGGAACAGGTGCTATAGGAGGCGTTAATGTATGGGGAATTATTGATACCTCGCAAACATCAAGTTTTTCCGAGGTCAGCACAACACAAACTTCAGGGTTTTCTGAGATCAGCACAACACAAACGTCTGACTTTACAGAAATAGCCGCCTAGAAAGGTCGCATAATGACAAGTACATACACAATAAATCAGGGTATTGAAAAGCCTGCGGCGGGAGATCAGTCAGGCACCTGGGGCGGAACCGTCAATACTAACATGGATATTATTGACCGTGTCGTTAGTGGTGTTGGTGCTCTCACATTAACTGGATCAACTACAACTCTTACCACTACGGACGGAACATTAACCGATGGCATGTACCGTGTGTTGGTGCTTGGGGATGGTGGAGATCTCGGTAGTAATAACACAATTACGATTTCTCCGAATGATCAAGATAAGTTGTATTTGGTTTATA